CCCGTTTATAAACCGCTCCGGTCATGGAAATCTCATATCCGTTGAATTCATGGTTCCGATAGACGTACTTTTTCATTTAGCATTCCTTTTATTAACAGGTCCTTAGAGCGGCTTCGATGTGCTCCCAAGCCTTCGCCTCATCGAAGAATCCGGTTTTCTTTTTACGGTTCTCAATCTCTTCTTGAACGGCGCCGCGTAGCGTTTCTAGCGCAGCAAGACGACCAGTCTGCAAACACTGTTCAACAAACTGATCCCGCATTGCATCGAATTCTTTCTGATACGGACAATTCGACGTTCTCACCAATCGAACCGGAGCAATCTTCTTGGCCTTCGAAACGGCCTTGCGCTTCATCGAAACTCTTTGTTTTCTTAGCGGAACAAACTTTTCAAAATTCGGCATAATTTTCTCCCGTCTCACTTTTTCAGTCCAGGTATCAAACACTGCCCTTTTGGATCATCAAACCATTCGCGGTATTGCCAGCTGCCTTCCGGCCCGTAATCAAAAAACAGATACTTGCTCCCTTCCTGCGAGCCGTCTTCACGGCATTTCTGAATCAGGAACCGCGCATCGTGCTGGCCGCGTAGATCGGCAATCATCTCGGTGTCTCCGCGATTGACCGCATCATCCATCGCATCGCTTTTTTCGCGGTTACGCCAGACGCACACCACGTTATCGGCGTTGTCGGTGATGGCTTTGGATCCGCTGACGCTGTGTTTGAGAGGCGGATACTTTTCCGCCGGATGTTTCGCATCGGGCTTGCGGCTGTGGCAAACGAGGTGAACATGCACATCAAACTTTTTGGCGAACGCTTGCAGCCAGTTCATCAGGCTTTTCGTCGTTTCGGCCTGCTCTTCATTCACGTCTTCGAGCCGCATCAGCGAGTCGATCACGAAATGATGCACCCCGTACTTTTTGGCAACGTATTCGAACAGCGCAATGGTTTCGGCAATGGTGGCGCCGCCCACCCGGTTGAAGACAAAAAACCACTGATCCATCCATTCGAGCGCGGCATTGAAGGTTTCTTCCGACGGATGCGCAAAGCCGGTGGCCTGCCGCATCATGTTTTTAAACGTCTTCTTCGGCTTCATTTCAAAGCTGGCGATGCAGCTCTTTTTCCCCTGCGTCGCAAAACCATTGATAAATTGGTTGAGCATCACGCTTTTTCCATCACCGCTGTATCCCTGCCATACCGTCACTTCGCCGGCGCGGAAGCGGAACGGCAGCGTGAACGGTGTTTCTTCGCCGGGGATCACTCCGTCCACCGGGTAAAACTCTTCCCAGATTTCCTGCCGGAAGTCCGACGGACGGCGCAGCTCGTCCGGATCCATATCGCGGGCTTCGCGGAACAGCGCGTAGATGTCCACCCCCTCGGCGGCGCAGCAGTTGGCATCCTTGAATTTTTCAGGGAAAACCACCTGCATACACTTTTCCTGTCCAAGCCTTGGAAAAATCACCTGCGTGGCCATGCGGCCCGGTTCGTCGTTGTCAAGGCACAGATAAAACCGGCTCACCACATCGAGCCATTCCATGTCGTGTTCCAGCCAGGGATTGTTCGGGTTGTCGGCGTGCACCGGATCGCCCGCCTCGCGCTTGAATTTTGCGCCGTAGGGAACGCTCACCGCCTGAAAGCCCAGATCCGCCAGCGTCATGGCGTCAATTTCCCCCTCGGTAATGCACACCTCGTTCGGAATGCTTCCCTCAAACATGATCGCCTGCTGACCCCATAGCAGCATGGGTTTGGCATTCTCCCAGGCGGCCTTCGTCCACATATTGTTTTTGTCGGCAATGTCGCGCGCCTTCACCAGCTCCAGTTCGTTCTTGGCGTTGTAGAACGGGAACACCACAAAATGCTGATCCTTGCCGGTCTCCTTATCGTGCCGCACATACTGGCCGACGCGGTACAGCTCCAGCGTATCGGTCGAAATTCCGCGCTCATTCACCAGCCACTTCCAAACCTCGGAATCCTCTTCCAGCGGTTTACAGATCCATGAAAGGTCAACCGCCTTGCCGCGCGGCTTCTCTGCCTCCTTGTGGCCGCTCACCTTCTCCCAGCGCTTTTCCGGATTGGGTCTCTGGGGAGTTCTTCCACCGACACCCGACACCCGACCCTCGCCACCCTCTAACCCAAACTCGGCCCGAATCTGTTTCAGGGCTTCGGGGAATTCAACGCCCCGGTTCAGCATCCACAAATCGATCAAACTATTGCCATGAGTACCCGCCGCGAAATCATGCCAGCGCCCGGCAGTGGATCCTTCCAGATCCACAATCAGCGACCCGCCGTTGCGCTTATCCGACGGCGGCGTATTCATCACGTCGCCGCACGTCCAGCGGTTCCCCTTCCGGAACCCGGCAGGCAGCAGCAGCTGGCAGACTTCCTCCGCCCGCTGATTCAAAAACTGTTTAATCTCCCAGAGTTCCATAATCATCCGTTCAAATCGTTAAAGGTTGAAATCGTTAAATTCTTCTAACCGCCTGCGCGGCCCGGTGCATTGCTTCTTCAACGTCGCGGGTGTGGCGGTGCTCGGGAAGTTTCTCCAGCATCCGGCAACACGCCGCCCAATCGCCCATGTCGGACGGCATCACCTGCTGATCCAGCGACTTCGACCCGTAGGCAATCGCCACAATCGAATTGCTCGACATGCCGGTATCGCGCCCCGATTCGTTTCCGATGGTGAACGCTCCCGCCGATCCGCACCGCGCCAGCAGAAAATCAATATCTGCCTTCTGCTCGCCGATCTTCTGCAACGCCCCATCCATCGCCGTTTCAAGTTCTTGAATCCGTTTCACTGCGCACCGCCTTTTCCAATGATTGGAAACTCATGCCACAGCCGTTCGTCCAGCTCGTCGCCGCCATGCTTCTCACCGAGTCTTCCGGCGTTCCACTGGCATTGTTCATTGCATTCTGCGTCTCCCCATTGCTTAAAGAAAAAGTGAACGTCGGCGGAGATGCATTGGCCGCGCAGGCTTCGCGCCCACTCCGGATTCATTGGACGCGCTCCCGGCCCCGACTCTCCTCCGCATATCACCCAGTCGAGCGTCGGCTCACGACCCGATCCGCCGCACCGTGTACAGCCTTCCCGCTGTCTGACATTTCCGGGGTGATTGCATGATCGGCATCCAACCGGAATACACAGATCAATATCTCCAATCAATGGCTCGCAGCTCACAAACCGCACAGCCGCAGGAGTGTTCAACAGATGCGGAATGCGTTCATCCGCCGCCGCCTGATTCTCCGCCGTCACACCAAGCCAAAGGTTTTGAATGGGTGTTTTGTAATGTCTTTGAAAAAACTCCATCATCCGTTCAGACCGCTTGGTCAGCACAATAAACAGGTGTTGCGGACACTGCCTGATAATCCGAAAAACCTCATCGATTTCTAAAACCGATGTGTTTTCATGGAACAGATCGCCCATGCTATTCACGAAGATCGCGCGCGGCTTCTTCCAGTGTAGCGGCTTTTCCAAAGCCGATTTAACGAGATAGGTCTGCCCCGTCCATTTGCAGTTGCAGATCGCCTTCCGATAAGCACACAAAGCCTCTTCCGGATTTTTAAGCGACATCATCGCCAAGCGAAACGCCATCCGCTCGGCGTAGCAGTTGCGGCACCCCTCGCTGATCTTCGAGCAACCAACAATCGGGTTCCACGTCTGCGGCACATGCCCCAGAACATTCAACCATCCGATTTTATGTTTTTTCACTGCGCACCGCCGTTTCCGCAGACTGCCCGTTTCAGTTCTTCGAGCAGCAGATCAATCTTGTCAATGCTGGCCGAAAGCTTCAGCTCGCCGCGCCGCCAGTCGTCGTAAAAGTTCAGATCCACGGAGGCGGAAACATAATATTCAAGCGGTCGGTGATCGTGCTGAATTACAATGCGCAGTTCCGCGTCGCTCAGCGTCCACTCCGGACGGGCGGTTTTCAGAACGGCCTTCACGCGGGCTTTGAACTTGCGGCTCTCCGGCTGAATAAATTCGCGCAGTTTCTCATTCGATTCGCGCTCGGCGTTACCGGCTTCCCATGCCCGTCGGCTCCATGTGTTGTAAACATGCAGAATATCCCGCACGGTTTTATCCTGATCCCCATCCAGTGTTTTTTTTCCTTCACTCATATTTCTCCTTCAAGTTTCCAGTTTCAAATTTCAGGTTTCTCTCAGCAGACCACCGTGTACCACTCAAAGAATCCATCCAGCGGTTCTTCCAGCGAGCGGTGAATGCCCTTCAAAGCAACGGTTACATCCCGTTCGGCCACCGTCGGCCAGTGCACCACCTGAAAGCACTCCCCCGTCACCTCACACTTCACAATCTGCGGAACTCCATTCATGCCGCATTCCTCCAGTTCATCACCACGCGCTCTGCGAGCGCCGCGGACTGATTCACTTCAACGGCGTTGCCGATCTGCTTTTTGATGTCGGTTTTTGTTCCGCAAAATTTGTAGCCTTCAAATCCCATGCCGGCGGCCAGCTCATGCGGTTCGAGAAGGCGGTAGCGAATGTCGAAGAGCGCCGGTTCAATCAGACCGAAGCGGTCTTTCACGGTTACGGTCGGCAGCGGATTGTTGACCGATACCGCATTCGCCCCATTGCCGAAGTATTTCACCAGGAACGGATCACACACGTTCATATTGCCCGGCCCTGCTGTCACGGTTGGAAGTGGCGCATCAACCCGCACCGACTTGCTTTGACCTCGCAAAACGGCAATGTATGGCTCAATCAGGCTGAAACGGTTCGAGGTGTCCAGCGTCATCATCGGCTCATCGACGCCATAGCAGCGGGTGTGTCCGGAGGCTCCGCCGTGATACTTGGCAAAGAACGGAGCAGGTTGCGCCAGGGCAATATGGTTTCCGCTGGTTGTCACTACCGGAAGCGGTCGGTCGATACTGCGGGCCGTGCCGGTTCCGTAGAGCAGGACAAGGAACGGTTCCGGATCAATTCCGCTAATGTTCTGCAATCCCCACACAATCCGGTCGATGGTGTTTTTAACCAGCGGTTTTTTGCCTTCCAGCATTCCGGATTGGCGCATGAACAGGCTGTCGCCTTGCAGGCTCCAGTCGATGATGTCGCGGGCGGCATGCCATTGTTTTACAAACGGGCGATCCGGATTCTTTGCATGGGTCATTGCCGGCCATCCGGCGAATGGAATTCCCTTGCAGGCAATCATGAAGAAGCGTTCGCGGGCCGTGTATGCTCCATAGTTCGCGCTGTTCAGTACGGCAAAGTCGATGTGATAACCCAGCGCACGCAAACCGGCGCAAAAGCGGCGGAATTCTTCACCGCGACGGTGTTCCATCGGCAGACCTTTGCGCGGGCCCCGCTTGTGCAGCGGTCCCCAGGTCATAAATTCGCGGACGTTTTCAATGACGATGGTCGGAATCTCGATTGCCGATACCCAGCGCAGAATGTCCTTCGCCCCGCTGCGGCTCTGGTCGTCGCACACACCGCCTCCCCGGGCGTTGCTGTGGTAAATGCACTCCGGGCTGACAGTCATGCAGTCCAGGTACCCGTCGGGTGCCACGTCGAGCGGATTAACTTCATAGACCGACTCGCAGAAGTGCCGCGCATTCGGATGGTTCGCCGCGTGGGTTTCAACGGCTGTTGGCCAGTGATTGATTGCGGTTAAATCAAACGGAATTCCATACTTTGCACAGGTACGACTGAATCCTTCCGAGAATCCGCCGGCTCCGGCAAATAAATCAACCATCCGGAATGTTCTTTTTTCATTTTTCATCTTGCTACTGCCTCCGTTGCCATAAGTTTTTCCGCTTTTTCCAGCAGGCGGGCGCGCTGATCCACCGCGACGGCAGGCCGCAGTAGAACCAAAGCGGGCGCGCGGTTTTTTTTTGGATTTTCACCTTCACTCATTTTCTCTGCCACAGCCGGAAGGCGGGCTTCGATGAAAACAGCCGGATGCTGGATCTCTTTTCCGTTCATTCGGGCTTCACGGGCAACGGCGCGGGCCAATGCCGGTAGATCGGAGGGCCGTGGATCCAGTCCGGCGAGGATCGCGTTAAACTGCTCCTCACTGAGCGACGACAGTCGCGTCTCTTTTTTGAGAATTCCAAAGGCTACCCGCGCGTCTTCATCTTCAATTATTATATTCTTACTATTATTCTCTTCTTCTGTTGTCACCGCTGGCGGTTCGCTGGCGGTTCGATTGCCGTCCGCTGGCGGTTCGCTGGCGGTTCGCGCTGTTTGGTAAGCTTCGTAATTGCAAACCTTTATGCGGGTCGTTTTCCGTTCGTTTTGCAGTTCGATTCTAGGCCGCTTTCCGTCCTTTTCGCGGTTCGCCGCCAAAGAGTGAAGAAACCGTTTAACTTTCGACTCAGACCATCCCCAGCGCTTTGCCCATGTCGGTATCGAAAAAAGAATTTCACCGCGCTGGCATAGGAGCGTTGTATTACCAATCAGCACTTCTGCCGGTTCTGTTTTCCAGCGGGCTGACATGAGGATGTCAAGCCATGCCTCTGCTCTACTGAACGTCCTGTGCTCTCTCCACAGCGAGCTGTCACCAAAGCTTCTCCACAGCATAATGTATCCGGTCTGTTGCATTACCACTTCCCCCGTCGGCGCGGGCAAGGCCGCGCGCATTCCCAGATATTTCCCTGCAAGTGTCTTCCCGGGATCTCCATCCCTAAAACAAAGTGCTCGGAGCGCGTGACCTGCACGTAGGCCATTCCACCGCTGTCTGTGACGGCTTCAATGTGGTGCGCCGGCATCTGACCGGTCTTGACTGTACAAACCAGCATCCGCTTGTTGGGGACGTTCTGCGGCGGCTTTGCCACAATCAGTACCGCCTCGATCGGCGCGCATCCGGGGCAACCCGCCGGAGCTGGCAGCAGTCCGATAACCGCGCGCGGTTTTTTTTGAATTTTGACCGGCTCTTTATCCTCTGACTTCTGATCTCTGACCTCCGACCTCTGAATTCCACCCGTGCCCGTCGGCAAACCGCTCAGGAGCGCAACCGTCCGGATGTTCGCCATATCAACCGTCACAGATCGCCCGTCTGTCAGCAGGCCGCTGGCAAGGCTTTTTTCGAGTAATTCCAGACCCGCTTCCGAGAGCGCGGTTTTTTTTCTGGAATCGTGCTGTACGTGGTCGAAATGAACGCCTTCCGTCATGTGCTCGGTCCGAAAGCGGTAGAGCGCTTTGCGGGTCAGCCCGATCCTTTTGGCAACGGCGTTTTCTCCATAGATGAATTTCACTGAACAGCCCCCTTTGTCTGATATTTTTTTCCCGCCAGACGAATTATATAGATACCCATGGTCACAATCATCAGACCCCCTCCCCCCCTGCCTTTTGTTCACGCTCGCAGCCCAGTAGCAGGCCGCCAGTGAGCTGTAGTTCGTGATCCGATGTGTGCAAATGGTGTGCAAAGCTTTTATTATCGTTTAACGCCAACGACTTACACAAGCAAAGCATCTGATAAACAATCTGAATCATGATGAAAGACCCTCCTCGCGCATGCTGAATTCAGCCTCGATCGCCGGGTTCGCGGCCTGCGCCTTTGCGCCAGCCTTTTCCGCCGCTCTACCCATTTTCGCCAGTGCGGCACGCTCGGATTCAGTGAGACCAGAAAGGAACTCATCATAGGCTTCGTGTCCTGGCGTGCTGCCTTCGAACGTTCCACCATCAAAGCCGCTGTCACGATCAAGCTTGTCGGCCGTGTCGGTCAGGATGCCAACGATGATGGCCTTGTCCTTCGCTGGGATCTTCACGCCACCGGCAATATCATCCAGCAGAGACTCCATCGCCATGCTGGCTCCCTGCCGTGCAATCATCGCCCATCTCTTTTTCTGTTGGGCTATAGGACCGGCCTCACGCTCTTCGACTGCAGAAACTGTTTTATGATGAACGCCAAGCTCTTTCGCTATGCGATACTTCGGGACACCGGCACCGAGCATGAAATAGATGCAGCGGTACGTGTCCGGTTTACTCAAAAAAAGCCGCGCGCCGGTATAGATGCCCTCTTTCGCCTCAAGGTCGCGCAGTTCACGCGGCATCTGGTCGTCATCCCAAAGCATTTCCTGCCCGGTCTTAATCAAAGATGTGCTGGACTCGCTCATAAAAATCACAAAAAAACCGCGCGCATCATGCGCGCAGAAAATCATCACTTGCCGCGTATCGGTTTGCTGCTCTTGCCGGCACTCGAAGCCGGCGGCCCGAACCGACAGACATCAAACCCTTCGAACCTCCGGACTCACGGAACCGCTTGATCGCCAGCAGTACCGTATTGGCATGGCAATGCCATCGATCAGCCAGTGCAGACACTGAAAGCATCTCCTCAGCGATCTCAACCTGCTGACGTTTGATCACTCTCAATTCAAGTTCAGTTACGTTTGACATGGCAAAAATCCAAAAAAAACCGCGCGCTCAATCCATCCAGTGAGCATTATCCGGAACATGGCAGTATCGATCGGGAAGTTCTCGTTCGTTCTTCTTGCGTTGCCGAGGTCCGCGAAGGCCGGTAGAAACATCTACGGTTGAAACACCATACTCATCAGCCGCCGCACGGATCGCCACCGGAAACGGCTTACCGCCGCGCACAAGGCGCCGCGCAGAAGCAATTGCCGATGACACCGCGCTCACAGAATGCCTCCGATCAAAAAAATTATCGCAACCAGAGCCAAGCATCCAATCAGGCACGCACAACCAAGCAGCACACACTCCCGAGGAGTTGCCCATCTGCACTGTTCACCATTTTCATCAAAAAAATACCCGGCATCGGAACCATAGATTCCACAACATTTTTCACCGACACCGGGGCGGCCGCAACGTGAGGCCAAATTGGTAGCGGGGGCCGGACTTGAACCGGCGACCTCCTGGGTATGAACCAGACGAGCTGCCACTGCTCCACCCCGCAAAAAAGAGCGGCGCTGATCCGTGCACAAAGGCAATGAATCAGCGTCGCGGGAACGACCTGACGCGTGATCGTCGGTATGTCCCAAAAAAATCCACCCGCCGCGCATCAGAAGCCCACTGCGCAGCGAGTGACGCCGGAAATTATCCGGCGAAAATGATCCCCTTACGCCGCACAGGTCGGGGAGATTCCTATTCATAAGCGCAGGAAAAATACGGGAAAGGTATCCCGAAAAACCACGCCGCGACTTCTTCCCAGACACGCGAATGCCGGGAATAAAAATTCGTTGAATATCTACAGGTTGCAGGCTCACAAACTGGCCTCCAGATATTTGATTGCATTAAAAACACGGACAGACTCACGGATCAGACACGGACGCGGACGCCGCACAATCATCACTTGCAACCGATCGTACCGATCGCGCAATCTGCTGATCCGCTGAAATGCCGCGTACAGATCCATTACGTTGTAGCTCCTTGAATTTGCTGGAATTCGGTTTTAATCAGCAGGTCAAGACCCTTGTTCAAAACCGATGATCTTGAGCTGTGGTCACGCGCCTTAAGCTCGTCCATTGCCTTGATCCGATCCGCGCCGCGAACCTCAACAGAAACAATAACTTTTTCAACATCATCTGTACTCATAAGAACCTTTTAGCATCTATTAGATTCTTAGAGCAACAAGTTTTATTATTTTTTTTATCATCACCATCAATCAAAGTGAAAAGGGAGAAAAAATGGAAAAACGAACATCTGCAATAACAGTACGTTTCACCGATGAAGAAAAAGACGATGTATTAAAAGCGCTGTCAGTATATGGAGATCCAGCGGTTGCAGCTCGCATGATCTTAATAGGATTCGCTGCCGGACATCGAGAGTTTGCACGCATGGCATGGCCACCAGAAAGTACACCGGCATCCAATGCAGTCACACCAGAATTGTTAAAAGAGGTCGGAAAAATAATCGACGAACGCAATGCAGCGCAACTCCTTGCCGCCGATCCGTCCGGAACACCCTACACCACTAAAAAAGCCAGCTGAGGTTGATCAAATGAAAACATTCGGAAAAATACTGAATTACACCATCAATCTAGTTTTTAAAATCACACTCGTTGCATCCATCACGCTTGTCGCGTGGACTGTTAGCGAGCTTTCATCTGATATTCGATCCTCACAAAGCACAACGCAATTAACGATCAGCAGGGCCGCATCAGACATAAAAAACGAGATCAGCTGTGTCTACTACAAGGCCGAAGACGTTGATCGCACACTCGAGAACATCAAAACTAGGCTATCAAATATCGAAAATTTTACGTGTGACACAGCGAATGCACTCCGCAGATAAGGCAAAGGCGAGCCGATTGGCCCGCCTCGTTTTTATGTCTTTAGCCTAAAAGCCTAAAGCCTCATTCCCTTGGCAGCGCATCCGGAAGTTTATCCAACGCCGCATAAAACTTGCAGGTCGTCACAACCGATGTGTGCCCCAGCAGATCCCGCGCAACATTAGCCCCCTGCTCGGTGTACCACCGAGACCCTTTCAATTTACGCAGCTCGTGCGCCGCGTGGCCGTACTCATCGGCTGACCAGCCAAGGCCGCGCATCCAGGCCGCGAACTCCCGCTTAATCAAATTCTCGCGGTCCGTCTTATTGTTGCCCGGCAAAATATACTCTTCGCCCGCACGGATCACCGCCTTCAAGTCGGCCAGCGTCTCCGGATTAAACGGAATCTTTCGACCGCGCCGGCGGATGCTCCACTGCTTACCCGCCTTAACCTCCATGCAGTCCGTCCCGATCCAATCCACTCGGGCTTCCATCGCCTCACCGGCTCGTAACGCGAACTCATAGCACAGCACAAAAACCGCATAGAGATCCTTTTTGCCAGCCTCCGGCAATTTTCGTGCAGCTTCCAGCGTCTTTTGAACCAGCGCAGCAGGCGGTGCCATGTAAAGTTTATCATGCACTCGCATCGATGCACCGTGCAGGAATCCGTCCAGATTCGGAAGTTTCAGTCCTTTGTATTCCGCCAGCACCCACCGGGCAAAGATCGACCGTGCCGCCCGCAGTGTCGAGCGGATCGTTCGGCGAGCCGTATCCTGTGCCGCTTCATCGCCAGCTCTGGCCGCCAGCACGGAATCCCGGTACGTGCGCACCAGTTTGTCAGTCAGTACCGACGTAGACAACTCTTCGGCCTCACCAGGATGAACGCAACGGACGACCAGCTTCAGCGCCAGAATATTTCCCTTAATCGTCTTATCCTTCAAACCATACGACGCTGCCGAAAGCTTGTAGCGCTCAATCACCGAACCAATCGACGCATAGCCCACCTTCGTCCGGGTCTCATCCATCACGGAAAATTTTTCATCACGCGCCAACCGTTGCTTCTCGGCCATACGAGACAAAGCTTCATTCAAATCAACCTTCTTCCCGGTTGCAGGAACATGCAGCGACTCGAAGAATTTTTTGCCCTTCATCGTTTCGCGCCAGTAATAAGTGCCGTTTCTAACCTTCAGAGTCCTGTATCCGTCCACATTTTCCATAGTGCCTCCTAATGGTGCACACTATTTGCACACTTTTCCCATGTGTCAAGAGTGGTTTCAAGTGGCGTACAGTGGTCGAGGCAAAACGAAGCATTTGACAATCATGGAACAAAAAACCCCTGAAAACATTGGCTTAAATCACAGAAGCCTTTATTTGCAGGGGTTTGGTAAGTGGTGCACCCAACAGGAGTCGAACCTGTAACCTTCTGATTCGTAGTCCTGTTGAGACGAAGTTTAAAGTTCGTAAAACCAGCAACTTACAAAAGAGAACGTATGAATGCACACGATTTGCACACTGTTATTCAGTAAATTTCAGCGTGAAAACAGGAGCATGATTTTATAATTACCGTAAAAAGTCAACGGAGTTTACGTTAATCATAGGTTCTAATTGCTTTGGCCGTGCGTTTAGCGGATTCCATATTTCCATCTTCGATGGAATTAAGAATTTCTTCCCATGCTGGAGCGTATTCCGTAGAAAACCATTCTTTGGCCGCTTCGTACCGATCCTGCTGTTCCGGAGTACGTTTGTCATCTCCGATCCGGCGCAACCTGTAGTATTCATTTTTTGCGGAAACGACTTCTTTGCTCATATCATTACGGATAATGGCATTTGCTCGCTGTTCGGCCCGTTCCTCACCCTGCTGCTGTTCACGGAAACCGTAATCACTGATAAAGAGCGCCTTGTTGAGTACGGGCGTGGATCCAAGTACGGCTTCGGTTACGCTGTCAGCATTTGGATTGAAGCGCACATAGTTTTGGATCCCGAGATTTTTCCCTGTCCATCCGATCATGCCTTTCATTCCTTCCCAGCCACCTTCTAGCCACTGATCGTTTGTTAAAATCGGGCTGTTATAAAAATAATCGTAGGGATTGTTTCCGCTCATGTATTCGACCCATGAGCTGCCAACCTGATAGAACGGGGTCACGCCGGGGAGCTGTCCTGCACCTAAGGCAAATACCTGATTCCATCGTTGTTCGGTAATATCGCCGGTTGCCATGCCGTACACGGCCTTGTAAAGCACTCCGTCGACGAATCGCGAAAATTCATCTTTCGGCAAACGCAATCCGAAAGATTTCCGTCCGAATTCGCCTCCAGACACTTTTCCGAGTGGAATCACGTCATAGTTGGTTTTATTGTATTCGCTCACTCCGTCGAACCATTCTTTCAGAGCGACACCGAACAGTCCGGCGGCGGCCAATGCCTTCATAATAGTCCACATGCCGTTTGTGCTGGCATATTTCCACCAGAAACCGAAACGGGTTTTTGGATCGGTTGCATTCTTCAAATCAGCCTCCCATCCGCGCAGGAAAATATTGAAGAACGGCATCAGCGTTCCTCCGCCATAGGCATGCTTTCCGCGCTTCATGTAGTTGGGTGTTCCCAGATAGCTGCGGGTGTAATTGGCTGCCGTGCGCGGATCCCATCCCAGATCCTTGGTTAAAATCTTATAGGCGGCAATCTTCGGCAGGCTCTCCATGATCTGTCCTTGGAATTCAATTTCCTTCAGCAGAGAAACCAGCGGCTTAATAAACCACTGTTTCTTCCAGCTGGCCTGTTCCTCTTCTGGCATCATGTTGAACTTTTGCAGCATCTTCCCAAAATAGTCATCGCGGTAGACATTGGACACAAAGCTATCGAACGGGCTTCCGATCGCAAAATTTTCCAGCATTTCGGCAATCAGTGGATCGCTTTCGTGCTTCAGTCGGCGGATGGCAACCTTGCGGTTTAGGGCATATTCCTTCAGCAGCTTCCATGCGGAAACCGTACTGGAATTAATCGGCAGATTTCGGTGGGTTCTGCGGAAGTCACGCACCGGGTTCATCAGCATATTAAAAGCCGGATTGTAGGTGATCCACATCGGATAAATAATCTTGCGGAACCCCGTATTCAGCACTTGCAGGATCGCGTCCTGTTCTGCCGGGCTCCGGCTTTCAAACATCGCCGGAACCTCCGGATCGACATACCAATGCTCCGGGTTTCCGTTTACCATGCGGGTGAACAGTACTTTTCCGGACGGTGCACGCTTTGGGAAAACCCGTCCACCTGCCATTTTAACCGGTGCGCGGTCGGCCTCGCCCCACTCTGCCATCACATCCACGGCCATGGACTGCACTTTGTTCACCTGGTTCCAGCGCATTAGCGTCTGCATCTTCAGAACGGTTGCCGTAAACGGGTTGGCAATATCCTTCAGCGTTCCAACCTGTTTACGGATCCCGGCAGGGATATGCTCGTTATGCTCCAAATGATCCAGCACAGCAAACGCGGCATAATTGTACTTGTTGCCGGCCAGCGTCCCTTCGACATACTCGCGGCTATAGGTTCCAACCTCGGCGGCCTCCTGAATAATGTCGAAAACATGATCCTGAAACGTTCGCGAAAAATCATCCAGTAGGGTCATTTTCTCGATTCCCAATCCAAGGCGCATCGAAAGAAGCTGTTTGCGTGCCTGCTGAGGCTGCATTCCTAGCGGATTGGCCAGCGCCTTGCGTCCGGTCGGATCTATCTTCACCGAATCGTCTGCGGCCTCTACAGCCACTCCAAGCTCTTCATTCATCACCCGGTTGAGGAAAAGATATTCCCCCAGCTGATCCAGCGACATCTCGGCGGCTTCCAAAGGTTGGACAATCTTTTTGTAGAGCCGATCCATAAACCGGTAGCTCTTATTTCCCTCGGCCAGCGGATGTTCATCAAACAGCGTTTCTGGATCTTCGTGCCATGGAACGTTCTTTCCCTGCGCCTTCAGCGCCCGAACGCGCTTCACAATCGGATAATAAACATCCGAATATTGCATCTTGAATCGGTCGCCCCATCCCCGGAACGTATTATAGCGCAGTTCGCGTTCCTTTGCCTTGCGCAGCAGGATCTCTTCTCCGCGTCCGAACATCCGGCGGATGTCAGCGGACCGGTCGCGCAACAGATCGCTCTCTGGTCGTTGCAGCTGATCCCACAGTCCCAGCAGATCGGCCTTCACTTCTGGTTTCTTTTCAATCGCCTTGAAAAATGTATTCCAGAACTGCGGGGCCCGGATCTTCAGTTCCGCCGGGCTGTTCAGCAGTACGCTCAGCGCATCGGCATAGCATTCCACCGAACTCTTGCGGTACTGCAAAAACGATTTCGTCGCATGTTCTTCATCGAACGGCCTCCACCATTTCGAAAGCTCATAAATTTCCTTCTGCAGAACCTTGGCCGTCAGGTCGGTCTCACCGCGCAGTACGTTCTTGCGGAACTCGCGCAGAGAAAACAACCGGCCAAGGATATTCCCGCGCTTCATCGTCTCATCCGGCATAAAGTCTACCAGATGTCCGATCTCATGGGCGAATACTCGCGCCGCGTGAGCCGGGTCTTTAAAGATACGTCGATCCAGTGCAATCTGCGGAGCTCCCGGAACACCCTTCATGTGGCCATAGGCTTTCGGCAGCTTCTTCAAATTCGGTTCTACTCCCAGTGCGCGCGAAAGCTTCAGGATCTCCGGCATTTCCATCGGGCGCGCAAACTCCAGTCCGCCCATCTTCATTTTCTGCCACTCACCCAGCTTAGCCGCCTTTGCCAGTCCGGCTTCGGTGAATCGGATCGCAATCGGCGCATCCATTTCCGGCTTGCCTTCGGTTCCGTAGGGAACCGCATCTTCTGCAACAGCCCAACCATCGTTAAGTGATAAATTTTTTTCACTGTTTTTCGACGGCTCAATCAATCCGTGGTCTCGCAATGAAACCGGCGTTCCGTTTTCTTGAATCAGAATATCCATCATTTCGATTTTTACCGACTCAAGACGCCCTGAAATCTTTTTAGAAAATCTGATTCCGTCCATCTGTCCTTGCTTCAAATCGAACACAACCATCGCGGTATTTCGTGCCTGAACGGCAAGTTTAACCAACTGTTCTGGAGTTGCTTCAGTTGAAAAACGATGCACTCCAACCAGTGCATTCTTCGTATTCATCAAAAACATGTACGAGGCTTCGGGATCTGCGGTACGCAAATACTTTGCAATCATTTCTACATGCGCCGGATGCCTGAGCTGTGGAAGACTGTCGGTCGGGACAGCCTCCCAATCTGCCTGATTCGGTGCATCCATCGGAAGTACTGCACCTTCAAAAAACGAATAAAATTTCGATCCGTTTGTAATCACATGATCGGAAACATTTAGTCCCATACTCACAGCGGCTTTCTCAAGCTGTTCGGTAATACGCACATCCGCACCGCTTGGGCTCGGGTCACCAGACGGGTGATTATGTGAAAGAATCACATGATCCGTTTCTTCAGGGGCCGGGCCGAATATAAGAACGGGGTGAACCATTGCGCTGTTCAGCGTACCCAGAGAAACGACCCGTGCATCAATCACTTTGTTCTGTGCATCCAGATAAACCACTTTCATGGACTCTTGGAATGGGCTGCGCAAACTCATGGCCAGAGCGGCTACATCACGCGGGGACTCGATGCTCATTCCGCTGATCGGCCAAGCCATTTTCTCGCCGGAAAACATTTCAGCAATCACAGCCGAAACAGTCGGCTTGGCATCAAAAACAGCCTTAAATTCGGCGGGATTAATCGAAGTAGATTCAGGATTGGCCAATGCGGCGAACAGCCGTCGGGTTGTTTCGCGGTCTAGTTTATCACGGCCATTCCGGCCTGTGCTGCTTTCTCTCCGGTTAGGAACATCTGTTCTTTCTGTTCCGGATACCGGTTGCGGGCTGTGCAGGCTGATGTCGAAATAGAGCTGTCGCGCTTCGCGGACGGCTTCCGGCGTTGCTGTAACGCCTTTTGATTCGATATATGCCTTGACTTCTTCATTGCCGGTATTCTCTCGCAACGCCTGATAAGTGTCAACCGAATCTTCCATCACCATATCCGGACGCTGCTCAACGCTGTCCAGAAGTCCCCGGATCACCTCTTCGGATGTCCGGCCCGCACCGAACATATCAGGCTGGCCATCGTTCTGCTGCAAGGCCGTCTGCATCCGCTTCCAGAAACCGGAAAAGGCTTCGATCGTTGCTTCGGAATCCACGGCTCCCTTCTTATTCAGCTCAACCAGTCCGCCCAGTTTGGCGGCAACCTCGTTCACCACGGCGTAACGCGGATCCAGATCCATCTGCTGCGCCGCCTTCATCAGCGCATCGTTCAGCTTTCCGGTCTTGGCAAAATCGTTCACAATTACTTGCATTGACCGGGTAAAGGCATCCGCCAGCTCGTGCTGTCCCTTCGCCCGCATTTCCACCAGGGCTGGTACTGCGCTTTCCACCAGCCCGCGCGTCGCCGCGCTACTCGTGCCGGTCGAAGCATGAAAGTCCGCCAATTCCGGACTGCGATAGGCCGCATTCACCATCAGCCGCCGGACATACTCTGCCGCCTGCTGCGGATGTTCTGCAATCTGAGAGCGCAAATTACGGTCCAGCGCCCCCGCCTTAATCGCATTCGCCAGAAATGCCTGCGCATTCGCCGGGGAAACATCCATAGGAACCCGTGCCAGTTGTTCCATGGGCAATCCGTTGGCTGCGTCAATCGTCGCCATCTCCGCCAGATTCTGCACCTTGCCGGGGCTGGGGTTCAGACTGTCTACAATCTTCTGCAGTTGCTCGCGGGATCCCGGTTTGCGCAAATCAAATTCGCCCATGTAACGCACCAGTTCTTCATCCGGACTCTTCAGCGGATCCACTCCGAAGCGGTCGATCCGCTCGTTGGTAAAATCGGCCAGTTGCTGCTGCTTTTCCGGGCTCATGGTTGCAATCGCCATCTCGCGGTTATTTCCGCCCAGCACAGTCAGCTGCGCCGTGCCATCTTCGCCAATCACCCGCGCAACCATAGAAGGTCCCACTGACGCATCGGGGCTGTCCGTCACATGCCGTGCCGGGTCAAAACCGTTACGCACTGCAATCACCTTCTCCTGCTCGCCGGGCTTGGAATAGTCGCGGGTATTCTCCAGCGGATACGCCGGATTCTTCCCAAATCCCACGCTCTCATGGCTCGCCTGAATTAGCGAACGCGGAACCACGGCATAATTCGCTGGATAGGTCGTCCCCTTCGAGCCATACACGGTAGTCGCTGCGCCCGGCCGTACACCCTCCACCGCCTGCGCCCGGCTCAGAATAATGTTTTCGGCTGTAGGTGCTGCTGGCGGGGTTGCTGTGGGTGCGGACGGTGGCCGCGCCGGTTTCGGCCCTTCAATCAGCGGCGTTGTTCCATCGAATGTTTGGCGTGCTCTTCCCATCCCTTCCGCATCAGCGGCGGCTTGTGCGGCCTGATCGGCGGCATACTGGGCCCGGTTCACCAGACCGGCCTCCCCGAACTCAGCGCGGAACGCCTTGGCAAACTGTTTAATCTTCGACTCGTCGCCTTTCAAGGCATCGGTCGCGGCGCGCATAGCCCCGACCTTCTTACCGTTCACAATCTGGTTGGCAAACAGTGTTGCATCGGCCTGCGGCATACCGGCCTTGGTGGCTGCTGTTTCAATCAGACCGGCCTGTCCGGCCTTCACCAACTGCGGAACGTGCATCACACTCACCAGCAGCGCATTGCCCAGCGCATCTTCTGCCGTTCCTTTCAGGGTAATATCTTCGTTCTGCAACCCCTTATCCAGCACGCCGGTACCGGTAAGAATCGCCGTGCCGCGTGCAACATTTCCGGCCTCGGCCAGCAGACGTTTTCCAGCGCCGCCTGCAACGGAAGAAAACCCACGGGTTCCACGGAACAGCAAATCCGTCACCAGCGATGTCTTCAGCTTCTGCTCATCAAATTCTTTGCCGGTATTGAACTTATCCAGCCCCTGCTCCAGCGCATTCATCGCCGTAAAGGTTCCCCACCCTTTGGTCACATAAGCCAGCGCCATGTAAAGCGGGGAATCAACGGCCAGTTTTGGCAGTGTCTCGGTAAAGAAGCGGTTCTTAAAGCTGTCGCCCTGTGCCAATCCGCGGTCATTCACCGCCTGCACGGCGTGCAGGAACGTCGGATAAGCATCCTTCCCGTCCGTCAGATTAATCAAAGCCTGGGCGGTCTTTCCAACCACGGAGGATCCGGTCGCATTCGCCAGCGCTTTAATCGGCGGATTCTCTTTCATCATCCGCGCCATGCCCTGCGTCTCTTCCTCGCGGATCCGCGCGCGCTCTTCCGGTGCGGCACCGTCCCAGTTCAGGATCGTATTCAAATCCTTCTCATGCTGTTGCAAATCGGCTGGCGGTGCGCTCAGGTTCGCCTTTTCATATCCGGCAGGAACAGGCACCACACTCGCCGGATCAATCGCCGGTTGCGGCTCCATCTTTCCAATGTTTGGAACATTCCCACCCGGATCCGGCCGATTGGTCTGATCTGTCTGTTTTATCTGTTCCACCCGTTCCGGAGCAACCTCTTCAAATCCGAACGATTCGCGCTTTGCGTTCATTCGCGGTTCCGGAGCGACCTCTTCAAAACCAAAGGTGCGGGTCGGCTCTTCTGTCACTTCCTCAAAATCTGTGTAAGCCATATTATTTCACCCTGTATGTTTTTCCACCGAAATAGAACGTCGTTTGTCCGGATGCTTTTGCCGCCTCATTTGCTGACAGCATATCCGGCGGAGGCTTCTGCCCTCTGTCTTCTGTTGTTGGCCTTCCCGGTTCTGGCGCAGCGGCTGGACGTCCCGAAAGAACGGCCTGGACGCCTTCCAGTTCATTTTCCAGCTTCTGGCGTTCCTGATCAAAGTTTCCAGACTTCGGAAACCACCAATCGGCGCCCTTCTTCTTATTGCCTGCGGACCGTTCCCGATCCAGTTCCGTTAAGCGCTGTTCTATTTGTCTTTGTCTTACGGTATTTGACTCAAGCATGTAGGGTGTAAGTTTAACAGGTGGTATGGCGGACGGATCTGTTCCCGCCTTCACAAATTTCCCGTCCACGTAGTGGCCAATCACCGCGCCGGTTTCCGGGTCTTTAACGGGCTGCACATTTCCGCTCGGCGGTGCGGTTGGCGTTGGCTCACTGCCCGGCAAAATCTGTTTATCCTTCACGCTGTAGACTCCATGATCCGTGCTGAAGTTCTGATCCTTAACATATTTTTCCGGATGGAGGATTTGATCGATCTCCATTGCCGTTCCCGGAGCTTTGTCGGGCGAGACGCCATGTTGAACCAGTTTGTCCGCAAAAGCTAATATCTCGGATTGATCTCTGGGTTTGCGTCTGATCGCCTCGGCATTCTGCTTTCTCCATTCTAAATCCGCTGCGTACCCGTCTCTCGAAACCTTATTTGGATTTTCTGTTTTTTTCCGTTCAATCTCATCACGAACCCACGGGGTGCCGTAGCTTTCAATGGCTTTATCTAATCCCGGCTGATCATTTCTCCAGACTCCATCCGTGTCTTGATAGAATCCTTCAGCCAGCAGGGTCTGGCGTTTATCCGGCGGGCTGTTAAGCATCGTTTCCGCCATTCCATCGGGCGGCAGGCTCTGACGTTTTTCGGGCGGATCATTTCGCCATACGCCGCCGGCGTCTTGATAGATCCCTTCAGGAAGCAGGTTCTGGCGTTTTCCGGGCTGATCGCCAAGCAGGGTTTCTGCCAGGTCAGTCGGCGGATCGATTTTCTTTTTAACTTCATCAAGCGGATATGCCATTTGGGGCCTCTCTTTCCTCTGTGTTACACTGAATAATTTCTTAAAACGTGCTGCCTTCAACTCGCAACCATATTCCGGTGGTGGAGCCGGATACAGCAGTAGGGCTGTACCAGTAAAAGAACCGGTTGGTATCGGAGCTGATCGAGTATTGGCCGGAGTTTCCGGAAGAAACGCTGTCGATTGGCATGCTGACCCATTGCAGGGAGTTGGTCACACCGTTCCATACATTGGTTTTTTCTTCGAGCAGTTCCACGCGATTGCTGATCGATCCGAACGATGTGTCCAGGGTTTGTAAATCCGCCGCCAACTGCGGTACTGTAGCTCCCAGTTCTGTTAGGTTCGCGGTGATGACGTAGGGGTAAACTGCCGCCGATGTTGAGGTATTGGTCGACCAAAGCGTGACATCACGCGGCTCATCATATTCATTGTAGGCATCGATTTGAGACCACAGCACAATAGAATTTGTGTCTGAAATTTTCCAGCGATCATTTGCGAACTCGATCGTTCCGTAACCGTTTCCCCAGACAACCAATTTATCTGCCAGTCCGTTTGAGTTGGTATAGGTTCCGTTGATTCCGGAATCAGAATATCCGGAGACAACCATGTTTCCGGAACTGATCGAAACAGAGACACCGGTGTCTATGAATTCCCAGCTGACGACCTCCCACGGGTTCGTGGCCGGTGAAGAACCGGCTATAAAATAAACGCTGTCTGACACATTATAAAAATTCCACCTGTATTCGCCTTCATAGGTTCCGGCACCAAGCAAATGTGTGCCGTTATAATAGTCATCACTCCATTCACTTTCAGCAGACATATTGGTATACGTCCCGTCGTATTCAGTTCCAAAGCCTTTGAGCGTGATCACGTTTTCAACCTCTTCAGTGATGACGGCATTCCCCGGACTTGCAATTACCAGATTTGTAATCGTTTCAGAACCACCCCCCGGCTCAATCGTTCCCAGATCGACAATCCCGTCGGTCGGGCTGTTTGTTAAACCATTCAGAACGATAGACGTGACGGCATTTGTCGGGATCTCTGGCAGAGCCTCCAGCGCGGCGATGCGGAATTCAAAATTCGTATTGGCCGAAAATTGAGCATTGGTAAAGGCATAAAGCGGAGCAAGGAATCCGTCAATGACTCCTCGGGTATAGTATGGTGCTTCCATCCCTGCATATTCATATTCCAAACCGTAGGGACTCCATCCAATCACGATCTTCTGCCGGGCAAGAACAAGGCGGTCAGTAATATTTGTCCCATCGGAAACAGCTGCGACAACATAGCCGTTGTACGTTCCGTTCGTCAGGTTGCTTTGTTCCGGTGTCAGAGTGAGTCGCACAACGCCGCCCGTGGCGGATAGGACAGTTCCCGTACCCACCGCAAGCGTATTGGTGTAATCCTCTCCTTTGGACAGTTCCCAAACGATAATTAGGTTGTCATTGGTCAGGGGATAGGCGGCTGTTCCCAGCGTGCAGGTCAGGTTAAACTGCACGGATTCCGCCTGCAAAAACCACATGTTCATGGGGACAAGCGGGGTTCTCGAAATGTCCCAGCTTTCTGTGATGATTCGTTCAACCGCCGGCGTTGAGCAGCAGGCGGAAAGAAGGGTCAGTATTGCGATTATCTTTTTCATGGTGCGGGCTCCTCTGGTGGCGGGTTCATGTTGCTGTAATTAAAAAACAGGCGGAAGTTAACAACTTCTAGTGATACGGTTGAAAATCCTCCATGGGCATCTTCAGACGGACCATTGTTTTCAGTAGGGCCCGGGTTTGTAGCGGCGTAGGATGACGGCAATACCTGCCATCCTTCAGAGAGCGAAAGGTCTATATCTTCCTGCGCGAATATTCCGTTTGGATCTGGGTTGTACTGAACAAACCCCTCCGCTTTCACATAAAACCCTCCTAGATTTGCAGGAGAAACTGTTTCAATGGAGAAGGAATATGCGGTCAACTGAACCTGCGCATCAGCTGCCATTTCGCTTGGGTAGAAATATGAGTCGGTTTGCGTGATTCCGGCTGCTACAAATCCAGCGGTCACCGACTGACTTACAGTGGTGGATCCGGCCAAAACAGCTTTGCTATACCCGTCATTAAATGCTGCAATTTTAGCCGCATTCTGATCAGCCCCATTTCCAAATCCAACAGCACTCCACGTTTTCGTTGTTTTCGTGATTGAATAGCATGAATTCGACACGGTGAGCCCAAACACGAGAGGCACAGAAAGAGCCAGCAAAATATCTTCGAGCACCCACAGGCCAATGATGTCTCCAGGCTCCATGTAGTTTTCGTATGCGCCCTCTCCTTCCATAAACAATCTTCGGAAAACAGGATTCTTGTCATCGTCATATTCGATAACGCGGCGGAATCCGTAGTCAGTTTCAGAGGTATAAAGTCCGCCGCCCGCCCGCTGGCAGAATTGCTTAAAAGTAACATGCTGGGTCTGTTGATACGCATCGTTCAGCCACGCCATTGACTCAACTCGAGTGAAAAAAACCTGTATTGCGCTCCAAAAATTAAGCGTCTGTAAATTGAACCCTTTGCCATGCGCAGGAATATTGTTTTGAAGGCGGTCGGCTTCCGACCCATCTCCCTGAACCCATTGATACCAGCCGTCTTTCCAAACATATTTCTGCCAGCCGTACTGTCCGGAAAATTTGCATCGTTCGGAATAGGCAAGACGGATCTCTTCAAGCTTTTCTATCTGCTGCCAATTTTCTCCGCTAATTGTAAAGGGATCGTTCATTCTTCGTTTCCTATCACTACCCTCACATAATCAAACCCATACTGTGGGGCACCCGTATCCGGATCATTTGCCAGCCGCTGGTAAACCATGAACTCCTTGGTGGCCTCGCCAAGGTCGGTTGGCTTCTTGGTTTCATCCATACGCGCCCGGTCTATCGAGATTTGAGTCCTGCCGGTTGCAGGATTATGGTCAAAAATCAAATCGTCGCTTTCAATTCCGCCAAGCAGAGCCCCGGTACGGCTCGCGGTTTTTGCTACGAGCGCGATGGCGGAGTACAAATCACGAAGCTCTGCGTCTCGAATCATCTCTTCGGCGACGGCCTTCTGTTCGCTGGACAGGTCTCGAAAATCCCGCGAGCCGTGTGCGATTCCCGTTATTTCCGGAGCACTGAATGTGGGAAATCTATTCATGAATATCCCCCCACCACGGATATTCCTGCGTTTCAACCGTATTCTGCCATAATCCGTTTGGAAGAAATACCGTGCTTCCCTCCGCCGGGGGCGAATCAAACCCATACGAGATCACTCGGGTCACAACAACCTGTCTGGTAAGCTTCGTATTCCCTGATCCATAAATTTGCGGAAAGGTTTTGGCTCGTTGAATGTAGCCGACAACAGGTTGACCGTTTCCATCAAGATCAACGATCTCTCTCTCGTAAACGGTCTCTACGGTGTAAGAGACAGGGTTAAGTGACCATGCAACTTCTTTGCGTTCTTCGATCGTGCTGGTTTCTGTTCTTGTCGGCGGAACTTCCAGCCGCGTATAAACAATATCCCAGTAGCCCTCCGCCGCCCCCTGCGTAGCACGAACGCTGCTGATTCCGACTTGACCATTTAAACCCGCCGCGACACTCTCGACATTTTCTTCCTTAACATTTCGTCTCACCATTACTTCTGTTTTAAACAGTCCGCCGGAACCGCCAATTAATAGATCGGATGCTACCGCCTTCATCGTGCGGATCGTCACTTCAATGTCGTAATAGCCCTCCTCCGCTCCCCGGCGGACATCGGAGTTTACCATCACGTTATCGCCCAGCGCTTCGTTCATGTAGGACGCAATGTCCGCTTCCGGGACGTTGCGGGTCATCGTGGTCGTGTCGGTAAAGTATTTGGTTTCGCGCTTGCCGCTGACGAAGCTGGTGATGCCGCCCTTCATCGTGCGGATCGTCACTTCAATGTCGTAATAGCCCTCTTCAGATCCACGGCGGACATCAGAGTTCACCATCACATTATCGCCCAGCGCTTCGTTCATGTAGGACGCAATGTCCGCTTCCGGCACGTTGCGGGTC